CAATCTTGCTAGGGTCGAATCCTTGCTCGATTAGGAACTCATCAAAGTTTGGCTGGTTGCCTGTGGTTGGTGGAGTAGTTGCCTCACCAGTCGTGCCGTCAAATTGAACAGCAGGTCGCCAGTCTTTCGGTGGCGTTACCTTTGGTGCTGGCTCTAAGTTATCTAGCACAAGAACATCCTTTTCGTTTGTGAGCCATTATCGGCTTCTCGCTGATTGCGATGCCCCTACTTGTTAGTTCCCTGGCTAATGCGGTTGCTGTCCATTGAGTATCGGATAAAGCCTTGATAAGTATCTCTTTGTCTTTAGCGTCTAGTGACTCAAGTATTGACCTTACTTTGCAAGGTTGTTTCTTGACTTGTATTTCCATTCCCTCTAGCATTTCTGCCCCTTTCGGTTTTCTTTATCAAGCTTAGAGCTAATTGTGTTTATCTTGCGTTTCTTGTAATAAAAATTTTTACAAGTCTTTGTATGCGCTGAAGTCTATAAGCCCAAACAACTCGTATAATACGCCAGTTGACAGGTTGCCTTTCAGCTCTGTGCTTTGCCAATGTCCCTCACCGCCTCAATAATCTCGACCACTCTTTCGATGGTGTCAACATCTACTGTGCTTCTTAGGACTGCATCCTGATTGATTGCGTGGATAATCTGCTCGGTCAGGTAGTCAGCCATTTCTTTTGTGCCTTGAACATAACCCTTGGCAAAGCCTATGCCAAAAGCCTCAGTCAGTTTCCGAGCTTTGCGTTCCTGTCGGTTAGGTTGCCAGCTAATCATTTGTTGGGCCACTCACCGTCTAGCACTAGCAAACCGATAATTGCGTAGTTTGCAAGGTCAATAAAAGAATCTCTCAATGACTCATTCTCAGGCTCTTTACCTGAGTCAGTTAGGTGATTGATTCGTGCCAACTTGTCGTGCATCCTGACTCGTAGGCCATTGATAGGCCCACCAGGTGCGTGGCTAATGTTGGTTGGTCCATAGTCTTTGTGTTTTGAGAGCAGTAGCTTTGCGTTCTCGTCAAAGTATCTAAGGACTGTTGCGTCAAAGGTTCCCAGCTCTTTTTTAGTCATTTCTGAAACTTTCTAAAGATTACATCGGCCCGAAACTCAATGTCTTCAGCGGTCTTTACTAACTCTTTTAGTTCTTTACTGAGCATTTCTAGTCGAGCCTCAAACTCTTGTAGCTTGATGTCTAGTTCTTTAGGTCCCACTTGACTGCCTCATCTCTATCAAGTTTGCTTCCATGTCCCTTTTGTATTGGGCATTGATTTCATCTGCGATGTCTTGCGTTGTGATGTGTACATTCTGCTCATCGTGGATTCTGATAAAGTCCAAGATGTCTTCACGCTGGTATCTAAGCCCAGCCTTGAATCCCTCTCTGTACATAGTTTGCATGACTATCTGACCGAATCGTTGTATTGAGGGTCAACATAGATTTCAATGTTTTCGACTACCTCAATGATTCGTGCGATTGCTTTGGTTGGAACTGGATACGCGGCCTTGATAAGACTTAGGACCTCGTTCTTCATAAGCATCCTGCCCATGTAGATTCCGTCTGACTTGGCTACACCAAAGTTGTATTGGTGAGGCTGGAAGTCTTTGACTGCGAACTCAAGTGGCTCTGGGTTGTAGTTAGGCATTTTCTCTCATTTCTTTGTAGGTTTGCTTGATGTGTTCGATTAGTTCGATTCTTGCTCTAGCGTCATGTTCCGAAGCTGAGTCTGTACCAGGAACTCCTGGTGTCAGTGTGAACTGTTTTTGAGTCCAACTCTGAGCTTCGTCAATGATTCTCTCTGCTAGTTCTTTTTCTGTCATTTGTTTGTCTTCTTTGCTATTGCGCTTACACCCACAAAGTAAGCCACAAGAACACCTAGCATCCCTAGCGTGTACCCCCAGCCAACATGGATGTCTTGAATCGCCCAGCTAATAATTAGCACAAGCGTTAGTGCTATGAAATAAAGCATTATCTTGATGCCTGTCATTCTTCTATCCCTTCGTAAGCAACCTTTCGGCTGTATTTAAAGAATAGCAGTTTTTAGGGAATTTAGTCAAGAATTTTGTTTTTTCTTGTTTTTCGGCGTGTCGCGCTAATCGAGCGTTTTGACAACAATGCTGGCCCCTGGCTCAATGCCTTGGGCGTAGAGCTTGCGAGCTGAGATACGAACTATGCGGCTATCGTCAACAACGATGCCTGAGTCTGTCAGAGAATCGCCAACAGCGCGTATGAGCTTGTCTAAGTCTGGGGACACGCTTGGAAGCAACCGAGTCACTGACTTTGGCTTTGGCATGTAGAAATTGACTATAAGCTCACATGGCTCATCTATTGGAACCCAGTCGCTTGGTAGTGTGGCGATTGCCTCTTGGACTATGGCTTTACGCCATGCCTTGTGTTTGGAACTATTTACTTGAACTATTCGGCCATACATTATGGCGTGAGAGCCTTGACTAGCAGGGTCGCCAGAAACGCTAAGGCTTACCTCTGCCATACAAGTCCCATGCTCCCATTATCGCAGCCCAAGCATAGAAGATACCGAAAGCTAGTCCCAAACCATCAAGAACGCTCGTTTCATTCAGCGATAGGTTTATTAGTATGCCAGCGGTGATAGCTGGGACTAGCCAACGGAGATTTCTCAAAACGGACTTGGCTCCGAGTGTGTTGGCTCAAAGATTCCTTTGACAATGCTGATTGGGTCGGTTGGAACTACTTGAGGGTTATTTATGCTGACCTTGATTGACTGACCAGGCTGACCTTCTCTGTTTAGCTTTGGTGTACCATCCTGATTTATCCAAGCCTCAATCTCGACTGACATTAGACCCTCTACTTGAACTGTGTCACCAACATCCAGTGTGGTTGGTGACTTTAGCCATACTGTAAATTGCTTTTCAACTGTGTCGCCTGACCTAGCTGTGTATGACTCTGTAACGATAAGGCCCTTAGATTCCCAAAATACCTTGGTGACTGTGCCTTTTACTTTGATTATTGCCATCTCTTTGTTTCCTTTCGATTTGTTGTTTTACTCTAGTGGCTACCTATGACATGGTTGGGGTTGGTGCAGTCAAGGTGTCCACAAGACCTAATGCCTGGCAAGACTGGCTTGCCGTCAAATAGCGGGATGGTGAGTGTTTCCTTGTCAAACTCGCCCTGCCAAGGTATGCACTTTTCAGACCCATACTTGATGACCAAAGCTCGGTGCATACGGCAGGACTGACACTTGAGGTCTTTACGCTTGCGTTTCTGCGTATTGACCTTCCATGTTGTACCGCATCGGCAGCACAGAGCAACATTGTCATCCACCCCATAATCTTAGCCTTCAACGACTCTGGACAGATGGCCCTCAAACTTTAGTCCTACTTGACCAAGAGCGCCATGCCTGTTTTTTGCAACCTTCATTACCATCCAGCTCTTTTGCCACTCGAACTGGTCTTCGGCAATGGAAACTCTGTGAAGCAAAATAACAGCATCTGCATCCTGCTCAATGCCACCTGAATCTCTTAGGTCAGCCATGTCAGGCTCAGAGTCTTTGCGTTGCTCTGGGCCTCGGTTTAGCTGAGCTAGCGCGATGACTGGAACATTTAGGTCCCTTGCTAAGTTCTTTAGGCCGATTGAAATGTCTGTAATCATTTCGTAACGCTTGCGACCTCTCTCGGTGTCTTGAATCAAACCAAGGTAGTCAACTACAACAGCCTTTAGGTCGCCTGTTCCCTTGACGCTGTTTGCAAGCGCCCGAATCTGTAAAAGGTTCTGTCCTGACTTGTCGTGTATCGCTAACTGGTGCGACTGAATCTTTGTTCGTACATTAGCAATTTTTAGCCAGTCATGTTCCTTGAGTGTTCCCTTCTCAATGTTCCCGATGTAAACCTGAGCTTCGCTAGCGATGATTCTGTTATAAAGCTCGTTACGACCCATCTCAAGGCTGTGGAAAGATACAGGGCCAGTCTTTGATAGTTCCCAAGCAATTTGTAAACCGACAATGGTTTTACCCACACCTGGTCGAGCGCCAATTATGTAAAGCGCACCTGGTCGGAAGCCACTGATGATTTCATTTAGTGATGGCCAAGGACTGACGGGGTATTCCTTTGGCTTGTCAAGCTCATCCATGTATGGCAGAAGTTCGTCAGCAACATAGGTTGGCTTGACGGCAGAGTTTCTGTCAATCAGGTTGTCAATTTCTTTTTTAGCCGAGTCAAATACCGAAGCCAAGTCTTCGTGTTGCGCTTTGCTGTGTATCATCGTTCCAGCTTGAGCAAGCCTTCGGCGTGTGGCTTCTTCAATTACTTTGTTTGCATAGAACTTAACCGAAGATGCTGTTGGTGTTGAAGTCACTACATCGTGAAGATAGCTAGCAAGCTTTGGTAGAGCTGCACCGACTGTAAGAACATCTATCGGTTGTCTTGCCGACTTCATCTCCAGCATGGTTTTGTATATGCGCTCGTTTTGCAGGTCGTCAAAGTCTGCTGGTGTAAGTGTTAGGTCTTCTAGCGCCTTGCCGTTAGTTAGCAGAACCGAACCGATTACTGATTGCTCAAAGTAAGTCATTTGATTCTCCCGAAAATTGGCTTAGCTAGTATTTTTTCTTTGGCTTCTTCAACATCTTCGTAGAGTTCTTTGTTTAGCCAAGAGGCTGGATACGGAATGTAAGTCATGTCTGGTAGTTTCCCTTCTGAGTAAACCTTAGTCAGTTTTAGTAGCTCATCTGGGGATTTACGCTTGATTGCTTTATTCCAAGCTTTTAGAGCATCAGCCTTGGCGACCTTTTTAGGGTAAAGATTCCAAAATTCATCAAACACCTCTAAGTGTTCTTCTTTATTTTTAGTCTTCTCTAAGTAATTAGTATTCTTAATGTCCGTTGGCTGTTCCATAGTGGAATGACCCGCGCTGGAGTCATCCGCGCTGGAGTCAACCCCATCTGGGTCCAGGATGTGAAAAGAGGTTGGACCGAATTGCCCATTGTCTTTCTTTGTTCGTTCTGTTCTTAGCCAGCCCTTGTTTGTAAGTATCCTTATGGCTTCATTGATTGCGTATCTACCAAGGGTGGTCTGGCGCTCAATTTGTCCGTAGGTAAGCTCGTAGCCTTCTTTGTGGCTCATAAGGTAAGCAAGCAACCTAAATGCGTTAGGGCTTATTTCAGGGTCCCTAATAGCACTGTTTGGGACTTGTGCGAACGGCTGTGAATCATGCCGATAAATTTTGTAAACGCCACTCATAATACTAAATGTGCCTTCCAAATTAGGTTGGCACACTATACTTAGTAGCGATGCCAACAGGTAGATTGTTGGTGTCTGCCCTCTAGGGTTTGACCCTAGGGGGCTTTTTTTATTCAGTTGTAGCTTTACAGTAGCACTCTAAAAGTATTCTGCTTCACTTTCGAGTAAATCTTTTGTAAAGTCGTCATTTAGTAGCCACCAGCCACCATGACCGAAAATTGGAACTTCTGTCGGTGATTCGTGGTTCCTTAGCTTCCAGCCATACTTGCGACCTAGTTCTGCAAAAGCAGCATTACTCTCAAGTAATAAATTAGCCTCGGCACATAGGGCAATAATGTTGCTTGGCACATTTCTCACCGAACTGCCACCCATGCCACGATTCTGCCTGTGGTGAGGTATTAGGTCATCGCCTTGAGTGCCACAATGCCAGCAACCTAAGTCGCGTTCTAAGTATTTCTGAAACTGTTTCTTAGTCATCGAACGGGTCATAAATCTTGGCTGGCATCTCACCAGGCTGGAATCCTAAAGAGATTGTTGTTTCTGACATTCCACCATTGACGGCTTCGATTATGTCGGTGTTGTCGGTTGTGTCGGTTATACAAGTGTGCTTACGCCGCCACTCTCGGACAAGCTTGACTGCCTGAGCATCGTCAGTCTTGATTTTGGCCCCACAGGAGCAGGATTCGGCTATCACCCGATAAGGCTACCAGTTAGGCGTTTCTCCACTGTAATTCGACATTCTTGCTGATTACAGCCATCATGGTTGCTTGGTCTGACAAGGCCCTCATCTTGGTCTTTACCCTGTTGTATTCAGCTCTTGCAAGGTCAGCCTTGAGCTTTTCATCTACTGCCTGCAATTTAGCCACAGCTTGCCTGTCAGCGACAGTTCCTGAGTTATTGATAAAAGACAGCGAAACAGCTCGGTCATAAGCTGACTCAGCGTCTGCCAGCTTACATTCAGCATCGTAGAGAGCGTTAGCCCCCTTGTCCATCTCCTTGGTCAGCCTTTGTAGTTCCTCGACTATGTGGCCTGGTGTAATAATTTCCATACTTTAGCCTCTCTGCTCGTTCTCTTTGTAATTCCCAAAGGTTGCTAACTTTTGTTAGGTGTCCTTCTTTGTATTGTTCTTGTAGGCACTCTTGTAATTCAAGGATTGACTGAATCAGTATCCTTTTTGCTTGCGAGTCCATTAGCTATTGCCTTTATCTTTTCAAGTGTGTTTTCCGATGCTCCACCTGTTTTGGCTTCGCTGTATAACAATCGTAAACCCTCTATGTCATCACCTAACGCATCAGCCATCACAGACCAATCTTTTACAGTTACTTTTGAGTTTCTTGCAACCTTATCCATTTCTTCGCGGCTAGGTCGCTTACCTTTAGGGCTAAACTCTCCACCGAGTGCCGAAATTGCTCGGCCCAAAGCACTTGTCGAACAGTTCTCGACATGGCTAATCTTGTTTACAGGTGATGTTCCAATGCGTTCTTCGGCAAAGTCAACTGTTGTTGGATGCTTGTCGTTCTTGTCTGTCCAAACCGAAGCCTTGATAATAACTTGGTTATCTGACTGACTAACGATGTCTAGCTTGAACCGACCTGCTGGAAACTTTTTCCAAAACAAATCAATGCGTTCTTGGACAGTTTGATATTCATTGAGGTTGAAGTGTGCCATTTATTTTCCCTTCTCTTGGTGTAGGAACGGCGCTCCACCAGCTCTTGACCTAAGACTGAGCCAATGCTCACCAAAGATTAGACCTCGTTTTGCCCCATCCATTGCTTGTATAACTCTAGCTTTTAGCTCTGTCATTTCGGCAGTAGCCTTGTCTAATTCTGTGACCGAATTTATGTAGTGCATACCTAGTTCGTCTAGGTCAACTTCTGAATCAGTAATACCTGGACTCAATGCCCTGATAGTTTCTAGTGTCGAGTTGCTTCCATCCCAGTAAGGCATCTTCATTTCAAGGACAGCTTCTCTAAACCGAATCGCAGCATCCCAAAGTATCTGAGCTTCAAACTCATCCCACTCGATGTCATACTCTTGGTAGCTTGACCCTGCGAGCGCGACTAGCTTTGCTTGTCTAATTCCAAAGACCTTCATGTACCAAAGCACTTGTGCGCGATAAGCCTGTGGCACACCTGTCCAGTAGTCACGACTAAATTTGACTTCGACAATTCCCCAGCTACCATCTTCTGTCTGATACAAGCCGTCAGGGTTTGACCTGGCCCAAGGATTTTCTTTGTTCGCCCAAGTTCCTGTTTCGTAAACAGTTAGCTCTGGATGTTCCTCTGTAAAGATTTCTAAAATAGGTGCTTCTAGTTTTGTACCAAGTCGCATTGACATATTCGGCGTTATCTCGTCAGGTATTTGTTTTGTTTTTTTCGCCCACTTGGTGATTGCGGATTCCCATTGAGATAGTCCTGCGATTGGTGCAATGTCAGACCCACCGATAGCACCAGGCTCATCGCGTAGGTCGTGCCACTCTTGACTGCCGTTAGCAAAGTCCCCTAATAGGACAGCTTCGAGTAACTCATTTGTTTCTGCTGGTAATTTGTTTACTGGCAAGGTTTCCCTCTCTTTTCCTTGTCGCAAGGCCACGCTAACTCTCTCAGCGTGGCTTTGCTATTTACGATGGTTTTACTCTAGTGTGAACCTATGACATTACGCCAGATTGAACGCAAATATATTGAGCTGCAAGAGGCCATAAGAAACAATGACGGCGTACAGTGCGCTGAGTTGCCAGATGTCTTTTTCCCCGAAGATGAGCATGACCCAGAATCTAAGAAAGCGATGATTGAGGTAGCTAAGCAGGTCTGTAATGATTGCCCAGTCAGGCTGAGATGCTTTGACTATGCCCTATCAGCAGGCATGAGTGGAATCTGGGGTGGCACTACCCATGAGGAACGGGTAAAGCTTAGGACTTCGAGCTAGGACCTGACTTGTCAGCAATCTTGCCAAAGCTCTTGTTTAGCTCCTCTGGGTCAATCTTGCCGTCTGCAAGGTAAGACCGAGATAGCTCCTGAGCCACATCAATAATTCCAGCAAAAGCAGCCATAGCAACAGCCTGGATGACCTCAAGGCCGATTACAGCGCCACCGACAAAGATTCCAGTGACCTTCAAAATGATTACAGCTAGTGTTCTGCGAGCGATGTCTAACCACATGAGTTAGTCCTTCCGTAAAGGGTAAGTTGCTGCCCAAATGAGCATTGTTACGAGTATTGCCCAACCGACAAAATCTTTAGCAGAGCCTTCCAGCACTACCCAAGCGATACCCAAGCCAAGAATGGTCCAAGACTGCTCTAGTTGGTCCTTTAAGAACTTCAAAATTTCCTACCTGCCAATGCGACTTGGGTGACAATCACAGAGGCAACAATTACTTGCTGCGACTGCTCTCGCACTTCTGGACTCATATCTGAGCCGATTGAGCGTAGGTTCTCTACAAGTTTAGCAACCTGTTCTAACGCTAGTTGTGGTAGTTGCGCGATGTTTTCTATCAAACTTTGCTCGACTTCAGGCTCTATAACGGGCGTAGGCGTGTTTTCAGGACTTGGGGTAGGTGATGGGCTTATTTCAGGCTCAATCGGCTCTACGGGGCTTACAGGGCT